TATGCATGGCGTGAGTGTCGCCATTACACCTACAAGGCTCCAGTAGAGCGCCCTCGGTATGGTACACCCGAATATTGGCAAATGATAGAAAATCAATACATAGGGCAGCTTGAAAAAAACTTATATGGCGATTCCCAGCCGGATGCGTGTAGAATTGCCACAGTTATATCCGAAACCAACTATCACTAGGGGTAACCAATGGAAGATCGAATTTTTTGGTGGCAGTCAAGAGAGTCAGATGCGCATGACTTTGTCTTC